GTATTTTTGTTAATTCTTTAAATTCATTTGATATTTTATTCTGTACTTTACTATATTCTACTATACTATCCTCTTCTTTACTTTCCTTTTCTTTACTATACTTTACTTTATGTATTAAATCGGAATTAACTATAGTTAATGTGGAATTAACTCCATTATCGGAGGGTTTATTCTTCTTTAACTGATTTATCGGGGAGTTTCCGAGATTAAAACTATTTCTTTTGTTTAAAACTTCTTGATTGCGTTCATAGAATTTATTAGAGAAAATATAACCCTCCTCAACGTCAAACAACTTAAGTTTGATGCAGTGGTCTATAATTTCTTTTAATTCTTCAACGTCAACATCAAAGTCAGGAACTAACAATTCAATTGATAATTCATTCCATTCGTATTGTAGATATTCACAATCTGATAGATGTTCCAACATCATTACATAGATTGAGTACCCTTTATGAGAAAATTTCCTTCTCAAGTTTCTGATTTTCAAATCATTTCTCATATCTTTATCGTGTGAAAAATAATCCAAATTGTTTTTAATTGGTCTTGCCATAATAACTAATTTAATAAAAAAGGGTCATCTAATACTCACAGCCATTCACCTCTGTTTTCTTAGACAACCCTTAAAGTTCTTAATGTCCTATATTGTGAATGGGGACTATAATGTAAATATACATATTTTTTCCAAAAGATAAAATTTTTATCAAATATTTTTTTATTTCAATTATTTTTTGTAGATTTGTATAAACAAAACAGAAAAAGAAATGGCAAACAACAACACAACCCAAGACAGCATTGTTAGACAATCCTCTCTTAAATTTGTACAAGATTATCAAAGAACAATCGGTACACCACTAACCCTTAAGGAAATTTTAGGTATTACCAACGTTATTGTAGACTATTGTCAAAATGGTTACAGTAAGGAATTAGGTGATAGAGTATCTAAGATTGATGAACATATTCAAACAAAGTTTGAAGAACAAGTATAAAGTTTTTTTTGTTTCGTAAAGTAGAAAATTGGGGACCTGGTGTTGGTTCCCTTTTTTTTATAAAACATTTTGATTTTTAAAATATTTTTTGTATAATTATAAATGTGGGGGGAGTCTTTAATATTCTGTATATTCTATTGATTGCCATCTCTGACGAACCCCACGTTCTTTTTAATAGAAGTGAGATTTTGTAAAAAGATAAAAACCCTGAAGATTCTGTCCTCAGGGTTTTTTGTTATTTAAATTGATTTTAAGACTACTTCTCGTCCCATTTGGACTTACATATCGCATACGCTTGGTCCGTGTCATATTCGTTACTTATATCACCAATACAACGACTTATATACTTGTCTTCTTCCTCATCTGATTCAGGTGATGGAATTGGGAAACCTTCTTTCTTTACTTTTGATTGTTCTTCTTTGATTGGAACACAGTTTGGTGTACCATCATCTTTTAAACCAATTGCTTCATATCCTGGCCAACAAGCATCTTCCAAACCAAAATCTTTTCTATTTGTGGTAACTTCACCTTGGGTTACAGTACCTGGTACTTCTATTTTGAAGTTATTATGTTTTAATCTAATAATTTGTTCTAATTTCATATTAATCTATTTTAAACTTATTTGATATAATGTTTCTGCAATTAATTGTTCAACCTCATCTATTTGATTCTGAATCCAACTTTCTTGGTAAACCATTTTACGGTGTATTTGAACATATTCATACAACCCCTTAAAATAAGTTGTGGAAACACCATCACTCCAATCAACAGGGTTAACCAAAGTATAAGAACCAATTCGTGGATATATTCCTTGAATTGACTCCACCAAACCATCAAGTAATGGTACAATATTGTCATAGTAATTGTTTAGTGCTTTATGTTCTGAGAACGATGTTGTCTGATGATGCCAAACTATTGCTTGTTCATTAGATTGTTTTAATGTTGATATAAATTCATTTATTCCCATTACTTTGTTAATTTTAAATATTCCTTGTAGGTTAATTCTTTTTCTGTTAAATAGACACTATTGAAGTTATGACTAATCCATCCTGTTAATTTTAGATGGTCAATTCCTAATTTCTTATGTAAATCCATTTCAAGTATCCTTCTGAAATACTCGTGTTTACCTGTCATATTTAATTCTTCTTCTGTTGGTTGTGGCAACTTATCTATCATAATCCGTTATGTTTTTTTAGTTTTCTATTCTCCGCCATTAATCCTTCAACCCTTTTTTGTAGGTCTTGAACCTTAATGTTTAATTCGTGTATCTCTGATTTTAAATCATCAATAATATTTTTATATAATCCAATAGATAATTCAAGGTTTCTAAGTACTTGATTATCAGTCTCAGCATCACTACGTCTTTTACCAACGAAGAATGCTGCGATACCTGTTAATACGTTTGAGATAAGTAATAATATTTCCGTACTCATATTAGTAGCAATCTTGACACGGAGGATTTTCATTTTCTAACTCCGAATAAACTGTTATTCCTTTTCTGGCTATTTCACTAGTTGAATATCCCTTTCTTGTTGTGTGTTTCAAGAATATACCATTGTTGTACTTTTGGCTTCTATCAGGAATCATACCATCAATTGTAGATTGAGATACGTAATCAGGGAATTGATTTTGACCACGACCGATTAATAAGTAATCTTGTAGACGTGTCATATAAAAGTCTGCACGTTGTTTTTGAATAGTACGAAGATACTTCATAGTTTCAATATCAACAGATGCCGCATTCTCCATTGTTCCTTCCACAATACCTCTATTCATCGTTCTATACATCAATTGTGGGATACATTGGAAATATGCTTGTTGAATTAAAAATGGTTGAATATAATCATTCACCAAAGTTGTTTCGGCAGCATTGAATGTATTACCAGTTGAAGATACTTGTGATAATAAATGGTTATAGAACTTTGTACCCAATATTGTCTGTAAGTCAATATCCTGAGCAATTTGTATTTCTGCTTTAAGAACATCCATATCAACGTTTTTATTGATGTTGGTAAAGTTCTTTAGTTTTGTTTCTGATATTAATAAAACACCCATTATAATTAATTTAAAATTGTTTCTTCTTCTCCCAACCAAACATTACATTCTTCTTCGTTTAAACCATATCCGCTCATCAACATATGTATTGCCTGTCCTCTTGTTATTTTTTCTTTATTATATTCCCTTACAATTCTCATAAGGTTCTGATACTCACGTCCTTTTAATCCTTTGATATTCTCATTGATAACTTGTGCATCAGCTTCCACTGGTACAACAGGTTTATCAACAACTGTTGGATTTTCATTAATGTCACCAACCAAGAATAAACTTAATGGTTTAATTTCAAATGTAGTTGGTTGACCAAACTTTAATGAAACCAATTTGTTGAATGTTGGTAATAAACAAGATTGGAATGGCATAATTACCATCTTACGGAAATATTCCGAATGTTCGGTAATTTCATTTGCTCCACCCAATTTACCAGCTGTTGCAATACCAAATAACTCTGCACTTGATACTCTGTGTGCAGATAATATAGAACGAGAAATATCATCATTTAAAGCGGCATAATAGTTGTCATTATCATTACGAGGAATTTGTGTAATTACAGGTGATTGTTCTTGAGATTCATTGAATGAGATAATTGCTTGACCAGCATTATCTGTACCACCATATTGAGATTCCAATGCTCTTACCAAAGTTCTTTGTTCTTCTTCGCCAGGGATACCATTGTTATAGTTAATCCAAAGTGACGGTACCATTCCTTTACGTAAGTTATTCATATGGAAGTTCTTAGCTTCAATATCAATTTCAATTGCACGTTGACCAGCAGACCAGTCAGGGATTGGATAGTATGTTAAAGATGGTTGATAAGATTTATAATAGTAAACTTGAGATGCACCACCTTTATCTTGACTAAATGTTGGATATTCTTCAGGTGGATATTTCTTTAATTGTCTCCAATCTGCAGAATAGAAATATGTTTCAATTTCATCATCGTCGTTTAATTTACCACTACGTACTCTACTAAAGTCTAAGTGATAAATTTCTGCTATAGTTTTTCTGTCTTTAGACCAAATAATATTCAAAGAATAACCTCCAAACATCATAAAATCTAATGTACATTTTCTCATTACATCAGCAACATTTTCCTTACCGTTTATTAAATTGATAGATGCCATCGGATTGTTTAATGAAACAATTCCATCACCCATTATCTGATTTACTTTTGATGTGATAATTGCTTTATGTATTGCACAATTGTCATATAAATCTATAAAGTATTGTGGAAGTAAATTGTTTTCACCATAGTAAACCCAAGGGCTTCTTTGTAACACTTCTGAAAATACTGGTATTGACGCTTTTTGAAACGCAATATTTTTAAATTCTGCTTTCTTTATTTCACTCATAACTATTCTTGTATGTATATATAATTTTCATTAACTTCATTAGGAGAAATATATTCTGTAAATGCAGGTGCTTCTACGGTTCCTTCTAATATTGCAATACCAGTAAACACCAAAGTTGTAACATTACCATAAATGTTCAATTGATATTCACCTTCATAATTTAGGTCATTAACATCCAATGGTAATACAATTTCACAATAACGAATGTTCTGTGCATATTGGCTTGGATTACTAGTACTAACTGTATAAGTTTTTACTTCTTTTGACATTATATGTGTAAACACCAAAGTATAACCACTAAATGAAGTAGTGGTATTATTATTGATGTTCATTGTTAGAGTGTTCTCCACTCCTTTATTAATGTATAACATATTTTATCTCTATATATCTAAATATAAAAAAAACCAAAGTGAATTGGTATGGCATAAAAAAAGGGGCGGAATGCCCCTCTTTTCGATTGGATTAGATATAGAAATTCGGTCCACAACAGACCTACTTTTTTTATCAATTAGTCATTAAAACCACCCGCACTAAAAATAGAACTTAAAGTTCCACTAATTACATTTGCTGGTTGTGGTTCTTGACCTGTGAAAATCATCTCAAAACCATTTCTATCACCGAATGCAGTACCAGTAGCAGCAGAACCACCACTTAAATACATACCATTAACTTGACCTAAATAGTATTGAACATCATTTTGATCAACCGCAATAATTTGAATTTGATCATTTTGACCTAATACTTTCAATTGGTTTCTTTTTTCTTGGTCATATTTGAATAAAACCGCAGTTAAAACTTGTTCCCAATATATTGTGCCGTTCTCAAATGACTTAGTAGTATTTTGAGATAAACTTGAAGTATTTCTCTTCAATTCAAATTGAAACCAAGTACCTGAACCAGAAATACCAGTGATAGGACCTGTCGCACCTGAATATGTAATTCCTGAAACAGAAGGTTCAGTAGCACCTGTAGCGCCTAATACATATATAGTTTTAATACCACCAATACCGTCAGAACAACCTAATTGAACACCTGAACTTATATAGCAAGACATATATTTTTATTATTAATTTTTTGTTTATGTTTTTAAAAGGGGGATTTTACTCCCCCTTTAATATTGTTTACTTAGAAATTATGCTAAGTTGTTAGTAGCGAAGTACGCTGTAGAACCGAAGGTTGCGATTTGAGCACCATAGTTATAGTTTGCTCTTAAACGTAACTCATCAAAATCCTTAGAGTACCAAATCACTAATTTCTCGTGGTCAGATAATAAGTCAAAACCTACTACGATATATTCACGTGGTCCAATTACTACTTGATTAGAAGCGTTCAAACCGATAGTTGGAACAACTTTAACGTTAGTGTTTGGATGAGTAGCTTCCATCATTGCTGTAATATCAGTACCACCGATATAGTTAGCGAAGAAGTTAGCTCTTGTTAACGCTTGTACATATAAACGGAAATTAGCATAAGACATAAATACTACTAAGTCTTCACGGCTCATAGCGTTGTCATCTAATACGTTGATTAATTTGTCAACTTCAGTGATTGGGTTACCAGATACACCGTAAGCTGCAGATGAACTGAAAGTTACACCACTTGAGTTAGCAACACCAGTTGTACCTGTGCTAATCAATGATTTGAAACCATTGAAACAAGATGAACCAGTTGTAGCTTGCCACAATTGTTGCTCAATTCTTTGTTGGATTTGTTTAACTTTTAAATCAGCAATTTGTTGTTCAAATGGAACTGACTCAGATGTTTGACCTGGAGCCATTAACATTGACTGATAAGTGTCATACAAATCTTTGTAACATAACGCTTCATTGTACTTCTCAGGACAAGTTGTGATGTTAGCTTGAGTGAAGGTAGTTGTACCTGATGGTTCCCATCCGCAAGTACCGTCGTTGAAATACGCTGTAGAGTTTAAAAGGTTCAACGCTTGTGTTCCTTTGATACCTAAACGTACGTTTGCGTAACGTGCAGTTGTACCGCCGATTAACGCTTTTGAAAGCAATTCACCGCCTACTTGGTCAACATATGAACCAATGCTAGAGACGTTGTATGCAAATTCTTCTTTTGATAAAATTTTCATTTCTTTATTTTTTTTTTAATTATTTTGTGTTATTTCTTAATGACATAATCATAGCGATTTTATCATCTACTTCATTAACTTTTTCTTGTTTATTAAAATCTGTTTTACCGTTAGCTATCTTTTTAGCTGCTGGTTCACTTTTGAACGAACTGAATTGTGCTTCAACGTCTTTAACTTTATCTTCTAAAGAACCCATCTTCTCAGACATTTTCTTAACAAAGTCTTTTAACATTTCTAACATTTCCATTTCTGGTTCAACTACATCAGGATTAACTGGTGCTTTAGGTTCTCCCATTGGTGCTGGTTCTCCCTCACCATCTTCTTGCATAGCTTCTTCAACTGATACAATTAAACCGTCTTTAGTTTCAACTTTACTTCCGTCCTCAAGTTCGTGTACACCATCTGGTGCTGGTAATTCAGCATCAGGAGTAACAACAACAACTTTAGCACCTTCTAATAAAGATTCACCTTCAACCTTAATTTCAGTACCGTCTACTAACTTAGCGCTTAGGAAAATTGATTCAACCAATGTGATTTGACCGTCTTTAACCTCAATATTGAAGTTTTCAACTAATCTGTAAGAACCATCTTCTAATGCAACTTGTTCAAACTCTTCGTTAATTTTAGAGATTTTCTCTCCTACTTTTAAATCAGATGCTTGTAAAATTGTATTATCTTCCAATTTGAAAGATTTTAAAACTACTTCTTCAGACATAAAACCAAATTGTTTCATCAAACTTTTAATCTCAGCGATTGCTTTTTTTGAATTAGACATATTTTATTTTTTGTTTTATTATTTATTTCCTCTAATCTTAAATATAGAATTATATATATA